GGGGCGGACGAACCCTCCAGAACCTTGAGGTTCTGGGGTTCGACGACAAGTTCCTCAAGCTGAAGTGGGATGTACATGTTTCACCTGGCACTGAAGTTGTGCTCGTCCCTATCGACGGGTCAGCGATCGGCCTGGTCGGTGAGCGATGAGCCCCGCTGTCCGACGTGCGGGCACACGTTCGAAGGCTGCACATGCCGGGGCTAAGTGCTCCAGCTCCTGCGCCACGAAAGATCACGCTAGCTGGGGAGAGTGTGTGAGGTCTAAAGACCTCCAGCTTTCCCCCGCTGTAAACGATGGCTACGGCACACGCCAGAAGGCGTGGGACCGAGAGCTGGACAACTACGAGTCTGCTGTACGTCAGGGCCTGAGCCCTGACGGGACCAAGCAGTCTCATATCGACAAGGCTTTCAAGGAGGCTGAGGCGTGAGCGTAACCGATGGATCTCTTACAACCGATGGTGCCGCACAGACCGTACGCCTGGTTGGTACTGTCACCACCAGTCCAACCGGAACCCAGACTGTAGCCGGTACCGTCACGGCCAACCAGGGCACCGCTGCCGCCGTCGCTCAGGCGTGGCCTATCAAGAACACCGACGGTACGAACACCGCCAACATCGCCGTCCCTGGCCCTAACCTTGGCGCTGGCCTGGTGGTATCCAGCGGCACGTTGATCGCTTCGACCACCCTCTCGGCGGTCTCGGCGACCGGTGCTGGCACCGTAGCTGACTTCGGGTCGGCCAAGCAGAACATCACCCTGGTCATCACGGCAGGCACTGGTGTGAGCGCTGGCGCTGTCGCACTCGAAGTGAGCCAAGACAACACGAACTGGTTCAGGGGTACGCCTGTTACGCAGTCTGCGCCTGGTGTCACCCAGTCCAACCAGCAGGGCGCTTGGCGTTACGGCCGGGCCAACGTCACCACCACCATAACCGGGGGAACGGTAAGCGCAACACTCATGGCATCCTGAGAGGATCAAATGCCTAACAGCGTAAACGGGGCCAGTCAGACCAGGGTCGTTGACACGGGCGGACACTCGCTCAGCATCGATTCAGCAGGATCTATCGCAACATTCCCTGTCGGACCAGCAGGGGCCAAGTTCTACACCTACGCGGTAGCTGAGGTTGCGGGAACCGTCGCAGCCAACACCTACTTCTCTCTGTTCAACCCTTCCGGCAACACCAAGGCTCTCATCATCTACCAGCTGAACATAGATGCGTACGCCACTGCTGCTGCCAGCACGACCAACAACATGCTGGCCTTCAGGACCAGCGCCCACAGCGGTGGGACGCTGGTGGCGGCCAACGCTGTGAACAAGTTTGTCACCTCGGACCCCGACTCTACGGCTGAAGTCCGAGTGGGCAACCCTACCATCACCACGGTCGGTCAGACTCTGATCGGTTTCCCTCCCGCCATCACCGCTGCTGCGACTGGCATCGGCGCGGCTGCTGCCGCCGTACCCTCAGGGGCTAGCTTCGTGTGTGCACCCGGCCAGGGGCTCGCCTTCAGGGTTGCGGCAGGCAACACCGGTCAGCTCTGGAACGTCAACCTCACGTGGGCAGAACTCTAAGGAGTAAGCATGGCTGCGACATTCGCACAGATAGTCAGCCGAGTGAAGCAGCAGCTCCTCGGTTACACCAGGGATCAGGCCTCTATCAGCAGCCTGACGAACACCATGACTTCGACAGACGTACAGTTCATGGTTGACCCCGAGACTGTCACCAACATCTCTCGGGGTCTGATCGAGATCGACGACGAGCTGATCCTGGTGAAGAAGTACGACCGTGCTACCGGCACGGTCACCGTGATGGGCGGGGTGAACGGTAGAGGCGTCGAGGGTACATTCCCCGCCTCGCATGCGACTAACGCTATCGTCACCGACGACCCGATGTACCCCACCTCCCGCATCAAGGAAGCGATCAACGACACGATCAACGGAACCTTCCCGGACCTCTGGGTGTTCGGTGAGTACGAGTTCCCGAAGATCGCAGCGAGGTACGAGTACCCACTGCCCACCGACGTCGAGGACGTCTACAAGGTTACGGTCAACACCATCGGACCTTCGGCCGTGTGGTTCCCGCTCAGCTCTTGGCGCTTCAATCCCTCGGCCAGCACGACGGCTGGCCAGGTCAAGCCTACTCCTGCACCTACCGGCAAGTCTCTTCAGATCATGAGGGACTTCATCGTGCCTGGCCGGAACATCCGAGTCGAGTACATCAAGAAGCCTGGCACCCTCACCGCTAACGGTGACGACTTCGAGACGACCACCGGATACCCGGACAGGTACGTAGACATGATCACGTACGGCGCCTGCTGGCGCCTGCTTCCTGCGTACGAGTCTGCCCGACTTCAGCAGCAGGCGATAGAGGCCACTGAGAGGGCCCCCCTGGTGCCTACAGGGGCCGGTAGCAACGCCTCCAAGTACTACATGGCCCTGTATCAGCAGAGGCTCGCAGAAGAGCGTACACGGCTTCAGCGCCTGTTCGACTCTTACCAGAACTTCAACGGCTGAGTCGCGTAGCGGCTTACGCCTCTACAGCTAAGGAGGGCCTGTGCCTAACTCTAGGTTCTATTCTTCGATCGCAGCGGTCACCAACCTCCAGGCGACCGCTGGACCGAGCGACGCCACCATCCAGGTGGCTAGCTCGTCCGGATTCCCGAACAGTTTCCCGTACACGCTGTGCCTCGACTACGGTTCCGCCAACGAGGAACTTGTTGACGTGACGGGTGGAGGCCCGTCCGTGTTCAACGTCACCCGAGCGGTGGACAGCACGTCGGCCAGCACCCACAACGCTGGTGCTGTAGTCAGGCATGTCAGCTCTGCTCGGGACTTCACCGACAGCAGGACGCACGAGTCGTCCAGCACCGGGGTGCACGGCATCACCGGAGCGTTCGTGGACACGCTGTCCACCCAGACGCTCAGCAACAAGACGTTGAACGCACCGACGATCAACAACGCCACGGTCACCGGTAGTGTCACGGCTACCGGTGCCACCGTAACTAACGGTACGTTCAGTGGTTCCACGCTCAGCAACGGAGTCTTGACCGGCGGGACGAACGTGACCGGCGATACATTCTCCGGCGCGTGGAGCAACACCGGTGACCTCACCAACACCGGCCAGCTCCTTCAGCAGAACCTCGTGAAGGGACAGCGAGCCAACACGACCGACTCGATCTACGAGGTTCGTGTAGCCGGTGACGCCAACGCCCGATGGTTCAGGAACGCGATAGGATCCGAAGGTTGGGGACCCGGCACCGCCGGGCCTGACACGGCGTTCGGCCGCATCGGTCCTGGTCAGCTTCAGGTGACAGGCAGTCTGGCTGCCACGTCCGGCCTGTCGGCCGCTACGGTGACCTCTACCGGCCTCGTGACTGGTAGCGACCTGGCGCTTACAGCGCCGGTCTTCACATCGTTCATCCCCGCCTGGCACGGGCATGACGCCAACATGAACACCAACACCGGCTGGTACTACAAGGTCGGCAAGATGGTGTTCTACGAGATCTATACGGTGTTCTCCACGAGCTCCAGCCTGACCGGAGCGGTAAGCGTAGACCTGCCGACGGCCCCGTTCAGGAGCGGTAACACCATGCGGCAGCAGCTCGGTACTGTCTGGTTCACAGACGCGGGCCCGCTGGGACCGCTCAACGACACCAACTACATGGGCCACCACTGCACGTTCGCTGGTGACTCCGGCGTCTCTACGCAGCCGCTCAAGAACTACCGAGACAACACCTTCACGGGCGGCCTGATCACAGGCCCGAGCCCGGCTACTATCATCACGATCAACGGTACATACAGGGAGGCGTGATGGCTGATCCGTCGCCGGACATCACCAAGCAGATACCTTGGCAGCTCAGTAACTTCCTGCCGGGCACGCCCAACAGCGGCGGATACAACCTTCAGGACTACCAGTTTGACTACGCCCTCGGTGGCATCCCGTTCCTGAGCGCAACCCGGGACCAGTGGCCGTACACCGAGGGCATGGCCGAGATCCGTAAGCAGCAGTTCGACAGCTCCGCCGAGCCTGGCGAGCAGTCTATCTACGGCTGGTGGCTCCGGTCTCAAAACTCCTGGACGTCTGGAGCCGGATTGGTCTACCAGGATCCGGATGTGATCAACCCGTACGTCAGGTCGTTCGACCTGCGGTTCGAGGACTCGCTCGGGATTGACACGTGGACGTCCGGTCAGGCTTCGCTGTTGCGGCAGCCGAACAACAAGACGACCGTAGGCAGTTCTGTTCCCCGCATCCGTGGGTACGTCGACCCTTCGGGGGTCGACGCTCTGTTCCTTCTGGATGGTAACACCCTCAAGAAGGTGACCGACTCAGCTATCACCACGATCACCACAGGCTCTGGTGGCACGGCTCTCAGCCTGACCAACAGTGGTACCACGTGGTACGTCCTGGCCACCGACGGCGTATGGTCTGGGGTGGACACCGGAGCGGGGACGAAGATCTGGAACGCACCTGCCGGTACGCTCACTACGGGCGTGATCGAGTTCGTCAAGAACCGGCTGCTCGCCGCGTGGAACAACGGCGTGTACCTGCTGTCTGGTGCTGGCCCGGCGTTGCCCACCGCTACGATCACCATGGTTGACACCACCTGGACGTGGACCTCGGCAACCGAGGGGCCTGCGGCTATCTACGTAGCCGGTGGCAACCGCACCCAGTCGCAGATCTGGAACCTGATCCCCACGTTCTCTGGAGCTACGGAGACGATCGTTCCTACGGTCAACGTGACCATGCCGAGAGGCGAGCAGATCAACTCGATCCTCGCCTACGTCGAAACGTTCATCGGTATCGCCACCAACAAAGGCTTCCGGGTTGGTGACCTTCAGTCCACGGGCAACATCAGCTACGGTCCGCTGCTGTTCCAGCCGACTGGCGGATGCCAGTCGCTGGCGGGTGACGACCGGTTTATGTACGTGGGCTCTACGACGGCACACGATGGCTCCTCAGGCGTCTTCAGGGTGGACCTGGGCACTCCGTACCAGGAGCAGTCTACGAACGCTGTACGGTACGCCTACGCCCGCGACATCTACGCTCCTGGCGTGGTTGGTAAGATGAACTCGTGCACGATGTTCGGGGCGAGCAACAGGCTCGCCATGGCTTTCAGTGCCGACTCTCTGTGGATCCAGGATCCGAGTGTGCTGTATCCGACTGGGTATCTTCGCACCGCTAGGATCCGGTTCAACACAGAGGAGCCGAAGCTCTACAAGTTCATGTCGATCTCTACGCCCGACCCGCTCCAGGGTACCATCCAGCCCAGCGTGATATCGCTGGACGGGGTGACGTACCCGAGCGTGGTGTACGGTCCGTCCCTGAATCCAGAGACTAGCGACCTCACCATCGGGCAACCGGCCGGTCCACAGAAGTGGATCAAGCTACGGTTTGACTTCGCTCGCGGAGTCTCCGACCACACGGTCGGAGCCATCCTTAACGGATGGCAGGTCAAGGCCCTACCTGGATCCATCCGTCAGAGGATGATTCAGCAGACGTTCCTTCTGTTCGATGAGGAGAAGGACAAGGGTAACCAGCGAGTGGGCACCGACTCCTACGCCCGCGACAGGTTCGAGGCTTTCAAGAGCCTCGCCCGAGCGGGGGATGTGGTCGTGTTCCAAGAGCTGATGGAGGGTCTGTCGACCCTCGTCGTCATCGACGACTGGAAGTACACACAGTTGGCGCCACCCGGACCAGGGGGTACAGCACTGGGAGGCTATCTCACAGTGGTGCTGAGAACGGTGGCCGAATCCACATAAGGGGTGGGACGGATGGACTTGAACTCTATCCTAGTAACGGCCAGTGCTGTGGGCACCGGCCTCGGGGGATTCATCGGCGGGAGATGGTCGGCGCGAGGCATCGCGTCCGACGTAGCATCCGACACCGTCGACATGCTCCAGACGCAAGTCAACCTACTGAAGGAAGACAAGGAGCATCGGGATCTTGAGATCCTTGATCTCACGCAACGGGTAGCCGTTCTAGAAGGACTAGTCACCCAGCGCGCCGAAGTAGAGCAAGTCCAGAGGACCGTTGATCGGATAGCTGATAGGGTGGGAGCGTGATGGATCACCTCAGCCACGACATCCCGGACGCCGTCCCGGCCTGGTATAAGCAGCAGCCTAACTCGCCGTTCAACGTGTACGATTCCGAGACCATCAAGGACATCCAGCGCACGCTGTCCTGCCCTGAGACCGGAGAGCTGGACGCCACCACGGTCAACCACATCAAGGGGTTGCAGTACGCTATGTCCATCCCCGCTACGGGGCGCATCGACGAGGCGACCGCCGTCAGCATCCAGAGACTGAGGGATCGTTATGCCGTTCGTCAGTGAATCTCAACGCAAGTACCTGTACGCAAAGAAGCCCGAGGTGGCGAAGAAGTTCGCTCAGCACTCGGGGAAGCAGGGCTCAGCCCTGCCGTCCAAGGTGGCGCAACCGATAAGGGGTACCAACAAGTGAAGAAGTATGTGATCGACCTGGCCGAGCGTGTCGCTGCAACGGCAGCCTTCACGTTCCTGTCCGCGTTCAGCGTGACCGACCTGAGCACCGCTCGGGACGCCGGTCTTGCTGCGGCTGCGGCTGCACTGTCCCTCGTTAAGGGCGCCCTCGCTGGCTATGTCAGCGGTGGCAACGGAGCTGGACTCACCTCCAGCAAGTAAGCAAGGCAAGAAGATGGGCCCCTCTTTCGAG